CCCGCCGGCGATCGCTTACTACTGGATGTGCGTACAGCATGGCATCCAATTGCGAACCCATCTCAAGTTGTAACAAAGTGTATGCTTACGATTTGTTACAACTTAAATTGTAACAGGATTTTCGTCTAAGTCATTGATTCTGAACGATTTAAAAAGTGTGTCGTTACATTTAACATGGGGTCTAATGTTTGGAAAGTACCTTTTTTCTATATGGTCTCTCTATAGAGTGCGTTGTCAAAAACTGTCAAATGCGAATGGGAAGCCGTCCGCAAGCTCTCGCGGATCGCGGTTACCTGACCTCCGGCGCGGCGTGTGACCGCCCCGTGATTGCTCCGTGTACACGCGCGTGACGCCTCCGTGTGTCGGCCGGTGAGCGGCGTGTGCTCGCATGGTATTGACAGTGCCGCACCAGGCGCGTATAGTTCTATCCCATCGACAGCGAGGCAGCCACACCTGGTAGCGTAGCTGGCGATAAGGTGGCACCCCGATAGTTGAGAGAGTAGACGCCCGTGTCCGAGGCGCTGATGGTCGAAAGGTTGCGCGGGGTGCGAAACGGAAAAGGTAAAGGCGGCCGGTCAAAACCCGCTTCGGCGGATCAATCCGGCAAACGAGCACAGGCGTGGCGGTCGGAAAAAGCCCTCAGTGGTAAGGCTGAGGCCCTAAATCCGCCAAAGCAGTACCAAGCTGCAGGCACTGAGTCTGCTGAACTGGGAAACCGGTCAGAGGGTGACAAGGCGAGCTGGCGGACCGCGCGTATCGGCGGGCCTGGCGCGGAGTCAGGGATTCCGACGATTCCAGCAGTAACCGTGAACTCCTCACGGGGCAGTACCGCGTTGCCCGGGAGGTCTGGGCAACAGCACTCATCCGGACAGTAGCCGTTGGCGCGGCTATTGGCGGTCACAAGCGGTTCCGGCCGGACGCTTGTGGCTGCCTAACGGAGGCAGGTTGCGTCCGTAATACCCCGGGACAGAATGAGCGGCACACAGAGCCCGAGGCCACGCCAATGGCCGAGGTGACGTGCAAAGCGCTGCGGCCCGGGGTTCCTGCTTTTCTCGCCTGCCGAATGGAGCTTGTCGGCGCGTCAGCATCCATGTATCATGCGCGCATGGATTCCTTCCGGAGTTTTACATGAAGCTTTCACGAATGATCAAATACTGGGGCGTCGCTCGCAATCCCGCGAATGGCGATAAGCGCCCCTGGGGCATCTCCCCGTCCTCTGGCGGCTGGATGCCTCTGTCAACGACGGACACTCGCGGCTGGATGACGGCTGCTGAAGCCTGGAAACGCGCCAAGTCGCTTGGCCCGTCTGCCAGGGTTGGAGCCCTGCTGACCCCGGGCTGCGGCGTGACCGTGGTCGATATGGACGAGGATTACGCCAGTGACCAGATGGCCATGGTTGAGTGGCTGGACTCCTACGCCGAGACGTCGTCATCGGGCCGTGGCACGCACATCTTCGTGCAGGCCAATCTGGCTGGCGGTGTCCGTGACGCGAAGCAGGACATCGAGGTCTATGGCCAGGAGCGGTTCATCATCGTCACTGGCAACGTGATCAACGGCTGGGACGTGGTAGAGCCCCGTCAAGCCAAGATCGACCGCCTGGTGACTCGTCTGGGCGGCCTAAAGAATGCATCAAAACCTGTGGCAGCCACGGTTGGCAATGCCGCCAACGACGGCGCCTGCCGTGAAGCCCTGAAGCGCGTGTGGAAGCAGGATAGAGTCCGCCGCCTCTGGAAGGGCGACTGGCAGTCGATGGGCTACCCGTCACAGTCTGAGGCCGACATGGCCCTGATCGAGGCACTGTGCTTCGCCTCCGATGACGACGCCGTGGTTGCCACCACGTTCCGTAAAAGCGGCCTTGGCCAGCGCCAGAAGGCACAGACGAACTACGTTGAACGCACGATCGGTAGCTTGCGGAAGCGCCGCGAGATCGGCCTCGAGTACACGGAGATGGCCAAGTCTCTGGCTGGTGTGGCATACTGCGACACCCCGGCCGCCAAGGCCGCAGACAAGGCACTGGAAGTCGAAGCCGAGATGACCAAGGTTGACCCACGTGACGCGATGATCCAGCGCCTGCTGGAGCAGGTGACGGCCCTTACGGCCCAGGTCGCCGAGTTGACCAAGCAGCTGGCCGAGGCTCGTATGCCGAAGCCTGAGCCTGAGCAGGAGCCGGAGCCGCCCGCACCGACCCGCTACACGGTTGATGATGATGGCGTCATAGAGGAACTGACCGAGGCCGAAGCCGAAGAATCAACCGAAGCCCCCGCCACCTTCGACTGGGGCCGGGTGTTCGCTCGCGCCGCCGAGATGGCAGAGTCCGGCGAGCTGGACGTGCTGAACAATGACGCCCCGGAGGAGGCTCCGGCTGCTGAAGACACCGTGGCCGTGGTTGAGACGGAGGCGGTCGGCAACGCTGGTCTGCCACCAGGGCTGGCCGGCCAGATGGTATCCGACCTGGTCAACAGCGTCCGTGGCGACGTGCCCGTGGATTTTGCCGCCGGCGCCCTGCTGGCCGCCGTGTCAGGCCTGGCGGCCCGCAACTTCTCCAGCCCGTCCGGCGACTCGTTCGGCATCACCAATCACGTTGTGCTGTGCGCCCCTCCGGGCTCCGGCAAGAACATCGCCAGTGTGATCACGGGCCTGTTCTCGGACGCCAACCCGGCGTGCGCCGTGGCCGCCTCCGTGGTCGGAGGCCGGGCCTCCGTGGCCAAGCTGCGGTCCCAGATCCCCGCCGGCGTGATCCACTGGTCTGAAATCGGTACGGACCTGGCTCGTCTGGCCAGCGACCAGGTGGGCTCCGTCGGTCTGCGGCAGGTCATCCAGATGTTCGACCGCGCACCGGCCAGCCCCGCCGAGTTGACCCTGACGCAAGCTGGCGCCCAGATTCCGCGCCACTACTACCTGTCCATGATCGCTGACACGCAGCCGGCGTACCTCGAGCATCTGCTGTCCTCGGATGCATCCGGCTCAGGCCTGCTGTCTCGGCTGACCGTGGTCAACTGGTATGAGGGCATGCAGACGATCCGCGGCACGGGCGGCGCTCTGACCGAAACCACGCTGAGCACGATCCGCCGCATCGCCAACCTGCAGGACCGTGTGGCTGGTAGCGAGAACCCGACCTACCAGCGCGTCCAGATGACTCGCGAGGCCGAGCGTGTGATGCGTGAGCACGCCACGAAGCGCGCCCGTCAGGCGGCTGCATGGAGGCGGTCCGGTAAGCAGACGCTAGCCGACGCCGCTGCCCGTTTGCACGCCCGCGTGGAGCGCCTGGCCACGGCTGTGGCGATCATCAATAACACGATGGCGCCACAGATCACCGAGGACATCGCCGCCTGGGCTATCAGGTTCGTAGCCAAGCACCTGGAGCTGATGCGCCAGGACATCGCCGAGGCCGACAAGTCGACCAGCACGATCGTCAGCGAGACCCTGCACCGCTGCATGACCGATGTCACTACGAACCCTCGTAGCGAGCTGCTGCACGGCCTGCAGCCACAGGACCTGCCGACCGAGAACATGATGCCCGCCTCGCTGATTCAGACCATCGTGGCCCGCAACCCGAAGCTGAGCCGCATCATCAAGAAGGCCGGCCAGGATGACCGTCTGATGATCAGCCGCGTGCTGGCCGTGATGGAGCGTGATTTCGGCGTGATTCGCAAGATCAAGATAGGCAAGCAAGGCGGTGGCCTGGCTTACCTGCTGATGACCCCCTACAACCCCAGTATGTACAGCGTCTAAGGAGGGCGCCATGGAAACAACGAAGGAACCGAAGAAGAAGGCCGTGAACGGCCGCAACAAGGGGGCCGCTTTCGAGCGGCAAATCGCCAACGAAATCAAGGCCGCAACCGGCCTTGAGTGCAAGCGCCTGATCGAGCAGTACCGGAAGGGCGGCCTCCCGGGTGACCTGGAGGGCCCGGCCGTGGAGGGCTACGCCATCGAGTGCAAGCGGTACAGCAAGGTCCAGCCCGCCCTGCTGACCAAGTGGCGGGCACAGGCCTTGGCTCAGGCCGCCGGACCGCACGAGCCCGTCCTGATCTACAAGGCTGACCGCCAATCGATCGTGGTCAACCGTTGGACCGACAAGACCGATCCGACCAGCGTGTGGGAGCAACCCATGGTTGACTTCCTGGCTGAACTGCGGGAGAATGCTCTCCGTCGACAGCGCTGATACCTGTCACGGCCCAGGCCGGCAGCCGAAGAATGCCGGTCAATCCAAAGGAAACCGCCATGAGCATCATCCTCTCCGCCATCCTCCTTATCAGCTACGCCGGACTGCTGGCCATCGCCCTGATCATGGCCGCTCGCGTTGATGACGACGATCGGGAGTAAGCGAATGAAAATCAGCTACGCATCTGCCTCGGACCTGAAGGTCACGATCGGCGGTCAAACCCGCATCCTGTCCTGCACGGACGCTCAGACGGCCGTCAGGCTCAAGCAAGCCCTGGAAGCCACCGACGGCAGTATCCAGCAGGTCAACAACGTCATCAAGGAGTTCAAGTCATGAAAATCTGGAACCGGGTCGAATCCTACGACCAGCTGCCCATGGCAGTTCGGGCCAAAGTGTCCAGCACGCTGGCTGATTGGCGGTCCGAAGCCAACATCAAACGTAGCTTCGGCCGTGTCTGGATCAGCCACTGCGGCGCCGCTTACGACCTGAGCCCGTTCCGCGGCGTTCCTCGCGACACGGTTCTGGCAATCTACTACACGCCGAAGCAGGAAGGCGGCAACCACAAGCCGATCCTGATCGTGTTCGACGGCGTCACCTACCAGGTGGACCCAATGCCCGTGGCCGCTCCGATGGAATTCCCGACGGAGCGCCAGCTGTCGGCCCGAAACATCCCGCTGCCGTTGTGACCGCCTGTCAGACGGGGCTTGACAGACAAGCGGCCCTGCCCCATACTGACGACACTGATTCAACCACAAGCCATCACGATACAGGAGTCAATCATGGCCAAGATCATCTCCTCCCCAGCCGACCTGATCCAGGTTGCACGTTCTCGCAAAGCCGAAACCCTAATCCTGCTGCCTCACGCATACGAGACGGCGCACTCCCTCCGCCGCTTTGGCTCACAAGCCTACATCGTCGCCTCGGCACCCAGCATCGCCGGCAAGATCGGCATCCTGAGCCTGGAAGGCGCAATGGAGACCGAGGACGACCTCGAGGTCTTCCGCTCCCTGAGCCCCGTGTGCGGCATGAAGGACGGGCGCATCGTCAACACCACCGGCCACATCCTGCCGTTCGAGGATGGGGAGCTGGAGAAACGACCGCCGTCCACGCCCGTCGAGCGGTACTGCGGCAACTACCGGCTACAGCGCGCCAACAACGAGTGGTACTACTACCTGGAAACCGATACCATCGAGCAGCAGGCCTGCTTGGCCTACATCCACGGCCTTGCTGTTCTGAATTCATCGGTCGGGGGTGTCAAATGAGCGACAAGGCGACCATCACCCGCAGCATCAGGGCTTACCGCGACCTGTTGGCCGAGATCAAGGAGCTGCAAGCCAAGGCCGACCGCATCCGTGACTGGCCGGGCAAGCACGCCGATCAGTTTGACGACGAGATCGACGGCCAGCGTGTCACGATCAAGGCCGTCACACGGGTCAGCGTTGACAACAAGACCCTTCGCGAGGCATCATTGCAGGACCCATCACTCCTGGAAGGCCTGTCGACCACGTACAGCGTGCCCGCAAAGTACGAGCCGACCGAAGCCCAGAAGCAGTTCATCACCACCAAGCCAGCTCCGGCCGCAATCAAGTTCTACGAGGCATTACCATGATCAAGAACACCAACACCCTGCACGACTCCGGCAAGATCAACGCCCTGATCTACGGCGAATCCGGCGCCGGCAAGACCCGGCTGGCCCTGACGTGTGACCGCCCGCTGGTCATCAGTGCTGAAGGCGGTCTGATGTCCCTGCGAGGGGCGGACACCCCCTACATCGAGGTCACGGACATCAAGACGGCCCGCGAGGCGGTCAAGTACGCCACCCAGCACGCCGCCGAGTACGGGACGATCATCTTCGATTCGCTGTCCGAGATCGCCGAAATCGTGCTGGCCGACCTGATGCAGAAGACCCCGGACCCGCGGAAGGTCTACCCCGAGATGGAGTCGGCAGTCACACGGTTGGTCCGTCAGCTCCGCGAGCTGCCGTGCTCCGTCATCTGGATCGCCAAGCAGACCGCTGTGACCGACGACGCTGGCCGCAAGTCCTACGCACCGCTGGTGCCCGGCCAAAAGTTCAGCGACAAGCTGCCGTACCTGCTGGACCTGGTGGGGCGCCTTGTGGTTGACACGGTCCAGAAGGAAGATGGCACGGTCTCTCACCGCCGTACCCTCCGCTTCGTTCCGGACGGCACGTTCACGGCCAAGGACCGCTCCGGCAAGCTGCCCGAACTGTGCCCGGCCAACATCCAGAAGATCATCGAGCGCATCAACCGTCCGTCGGAGTGATGAACGGTAGTTTACCCAGCTCATGGGTAGGCGTATAGTTCTGTCCATGGGCTGAACGACAGCCAACAACCTCAAGGAACCAAGATCATGAAACGCACCATCCTCGCCATCGCCCTTACCTCCATCCTGGCTGCCTGCGGCTCCGCCAGCGAATCGCAAGCACCGGTCCAGGCCGCCCCGCAAGTCACGCCGGAAGTGCAGCAACACGCTTCCACGGAGCTGGCACCGACCACGCTGCCCGCCGTGGTTGAGCAGGCCCCGGAAGTGAAGCCGGAGCCCCTGCCGGAGCCCGAATCTCCGAAGATCGACCCTGCTGCATCGCACAGTTTCAATGACCCCGTGGCCGACACTGAGCCGCTGCCCTTCACGGCACCGAAAGCCGAAGAAGAACCGGTCTTGGATCGTGACCTGAAGTACCTGAACATGGGCGTGGCTCGCGCCATCGTTGAGTACCAGATGGTTGGCGAAGCCCTGAAAGCCGAGTTGGCCGCTGAGATGGGCGAAGGTGTGGACGCCTGGATCAAGAAGGACGCCGATCGCTGCCACGCCGAAACGGTCAAATCCTTCCGCTCCTACGCCGACTGGAAGGCCGCCGATGCCAAAGCGATGTGCACCGGCCAGGCCTACGGCTACTGGGCGCTGGTCAACGGCACGTCCGGCACGGAGGGTACGCCCCGTCAGTGCCTGGAGAAGGGCTACTGCGGCTTCATGTTCAAGCAGTACTCGCTGACTACTGATCTGCCCTTCGGCCTGACGAACGGTCTTGACGCCCAGGAGTGACCGGCGTATAGTTTCAACCATGGCGGCGACGGTCGCGGCCCAAAACCTGAAGCGAATCAAGGAGTTGCAATCATGAATCAAGGTTCCGGCGGTATCCTGGCTGTGGCAATCATCGTTGCCGTGATCCTCTTCGGCATGGGCGAGTTTGGCGGCATCGATGACGCCAAGGAGNTTGCCCACGCAATCCTGAAGGGTGTTCGGTGAACCTGACGAACGGCGCTTGACACCAAAGCAGTACAGGTTCAGAATACCCAGCATCAACCCATGGGCCGGTAGCCAATCACACAAGGCCGACGCCCCAAAACCCAAGGAGTATTATCATGACGTTCGATTTCTGGTCCGTTGTCAACAACACCAATTTTCAAAACGAAGCCGCTGCCGAGAACTCCGTGCACGGCGGTGGATTCAAGAACTTCGAAGAACCCGGGGAATACGATCTGACGATCAAGGCCGCCGAGATGAAGCAGACCCGCGCCGGTTACCCCAAGCTGACCCTTCGCGTGCAGGCTGACAGCGGCGAATCCGGATTCTGGGACCTGCTGGTCGGCCACGGCGACGGCGTCAGCAAAGCCGCCAAGATCGCCCAGCAAAATCTGGCCATAATCCTGAAGTGCGCCGGCGCCAAGGCCGCAAACCCGTCGGATCTGATCGGCCTCCGCGTGAAAGCCTGGGTCAAGCTCGAAGAGGGTAACGACGGCATCGAGCGCCCGGCCTTCCGTCCGATCAGCGTGGACTCCGGTGCACGGCAGGCCGCCACCGCCAATACAAGCCACCCGGCTCCTGCTGCAAAA